CCCGATTGCGAAATTAGAGAATCCATAATCATGACACGCAACAACTTAACCAACTCACACCCTTTCATTACTTCCCCTTAATCTCTATTTGTGGCGTTAAATGCTCCAAGCTGGCTTTTAAAGTTCCACCAGTTGCTTTTTCTATACGCTGCTGTGATCCAATTGGAATATAGCCATATCGCCCAAACCAATTAAGCCAATTAACGTGCGAAATTCCCGTTGCCAACTCAAATTGATTGCTATTAACAAAATGATTTTTTAAGTCTTCTAGTGTCATTACCTCCCCCTTAATTTTGTAAACATTATTACAAAAAGATGTTGCGTTGTAAATACGTTTAGGATACAATTATTGCACGTCACATTCGGCGCAGTTACTTAACTAAATAGGATTAATCATGTATCAACAAGACACGACTGAACAACAACAATTATTAGAAACAAGCATCGAGCGTTTGCAGCAAGTGAATTTCGATATTGCAAAACTCACAGTTGAAAAAGAACAATTGACGAAAGATATCATTGCCGCTCTTGGTCATCAGAAAGAAGGTGAGCGCACGTATGACGTTGGTATATATAAGGTGAAAGCAAAGACCCCCTACATCTACTCGCTAGATACGAAATTATATAAAGCTGGTGAAGTTTATTTGCCGAGTGAATTCGATCCTGTTAAGCAGTCAACGGCTTATACAGTAGATAAAAAGCTGTTTGATAGATATTACTCCACATCGCCTGCCGATGTTCGTGAAGCATTGATTCAGTTGATAACCATTAAGCCTGGTAAGGCGTCTGTTAGTGTTGGGGTGGTGTCATGAGTATATTAGATAGCATTACTATTGGGGCTGTTACAGCCCCTCGAATAACGATTTATGGCCGTCCTGGTGTTGGTAAGTCAACGCTAGCCAGTCAATTTCCTGATCCTTTGTTTTTGCTAACTGAGGAAAACGAGATAACAGGCGCAAAGCGATTGCCTGTCGTTACAGATTTTAAGCAGGTGTGGTCTAGCGTCAAATCGCTGCTGGCGCTTGAAGAACTGCCATTTAAGACTTTGATAATTGATAGCATTTCAAAGCTTGACGCGCTAATTGTTAAATATATTTTAGATAGCGAGCCATTAAATAAAAACGGTCAGCCGCCGTCTAGTTTAAATGCGGCTTGCGGAGGGTATGGGGGTGGGTTTGCAAAAGCTCAGATGATTCACAAGTCACTAAAAGCCATGCTCGACCAATTCAAAGAGCGCGGTGTGACTGTCATATACATATCACACCTTGATGTTGTGAAACATCGCGCACCAGATTCAGAAGACTACGACATTTATACCATTGTCATGAATCACAACAAATCACGCGAAGTATACGTCGATGACGTAGACCTTGTTGCTTTTTGCCGATTAAAGTCATTTACGAGCGAAACAGATAGCGGTCGCACTGTAGTTAAAAGCACAGGTGACAGAGTAATTCATGTTGGCGTTAATGATGGCCATGTCAGCAAGAACCGCTACAATATGCCGGATGAACTGCCAATGTCATATGGCGCATTGGTGGAACACATACCCTTTTACAATACCAAGGAGCAAAAATGAGTTTTTGGAACAGCCCAACAGGTCAACCTATAACCGGAAGTGAAAAAGACGCCTTTATCCAGGATTTTACCACAATACCAGAGGGTACTATGGCTATCGGTGTCATCAAGTCTTGTACAGTAGAGGAAAAAGCGGAAACGCAATATTCTGACGCCACCAAGTTTATAAATGTCATTTACAAGCTCGCTGATGGAGACTTCAAGAATCGTGAAGTAACTCAAAAGATCAAAGTTTTTGACGGCAAACCAGAGGCCATACATCGCAATCTTAATATGCTTAAACTACTGATGACATTATGCGGCTATGATCCATCGCACGATGGTGAGCCAACTAATGAAGATTTGGCTAATCTGCATGGAAAAGTCTTGGGATTGAAGATTGGCGAGTGGTCTATGCCTCGCGCTGATGGCTCAATTGGTGAGGGTAATTTTGTTCGCGAGTTGCACCCATCCGCAGGGTTCGTATGCGAAACAGGCATAAAAACAGAGGTAGTGCATACACGCAGCGCTGTAGAGACTGCGTTTAGCCGTAACCCAAGGGGCGTTGATCCTGTTTTGGATGATGGAATTCCGTTTTAAAAAGCACCTCTATATTTTTTGTTAAGTATTACAATAAGAGGCTGGCGCAATTTAGTGATAGACGCCGGATAGCAACCGGCTATGGCGCATACCTGAGTACAGGTGAAAGCGGGAAAATCTGCGCAAGAATAAAATTGGATAGCCCGCATAAATTATGGCAATGGATATCATGATTAATCTAACAAAGCACATACAAGACACACTTGCGACACAATCCGACAAACCACGCAACTACATAGGAGCAAGCAGCATAGGCAATCCATGCTTGCGGGCTATATGGTACGGCTTGCGCATGCCTGAAACAAAGGTCGTCGAGCCACAACAGAAGATGACTTTTGAAATTGGCAAGCGTTTGGAAGCGTTAATCTTATATTTATTGACTGATGCGGGATTTAGGATTGGAAATTTCATCAGTTATGAGTGCAAAGACTATCCATTGTTTTCAGGAACACCAGACTGTGTTGTTCTTGGATTTAAAGGCGAGATTTACCAGTCACCTTTTTTAATTGAGATTAAAACGGCTAAAAACGATAGTTTCCGCGTATTCCAGAAGAAAGGGTTGCGCCTATCGTGGGCTGAGTATTACGACCAAGTGCAATCATACATGGGTATGAGCGGCATTACTCGCACTGTTGTTATCGCATTAAATAAAGATACAAGCGAGTTTCATGAGGAATGGGTGGAGTTCAACCCCATTTGGTACGCAAGCCTTGTCGAGAAAGCGCGTGTCGTGGGCGAAGCTATAGAGCCTCCTGCGCGAATAAGTGATCGACCCACGTGGTTCAAATGCAAAATGTGTTTTTACAATAAGGAGTGTCATGGGCAATAAACCAAAATTTGATATCACTCAGCCTTTATACTTTAAAGCTGGGGATGAGATAAAAAAGTTAACTTCTATCTCAGTGAAGCTTGAGGGTGATACATACATGTATTTCACTAATATAGGCCGCATAGCAGAAAATGATTTATATGTTTCACGTGAAACATTGATTGACGCGCAGATAAAACATTGGGAATCTTTGAGGGGCGAAAAAGAATGAGCACACCAGGTGTATGGGTTTTAGTTGTTGCGATGCCTTTTTATAGCGGACACTACAAGGAGCATATTGAATACTTGGAAGATAAAGAAAAATGCATTGAAGCAGCCCATCAGTTTTATAGAGAGTACTGGTCAACAAATGCAGATAGAGACTATGCGGCAGACTCCGTTTGTTTTAGCCAAATTATTAAGAAAGATTATGTTCTAATATATTGTGATAAATCTGGTTCATGTATCACTAAATGAAAAAACAACTACGCCACTACCAACAAACAGCCGTAAACGAGTGCTGGGATGCCCTAAAGTTAAATGATCATCCTGTATTGTTAATGGCATCAGTAGGGGCTGGCAAAAGCTTGATGCTTGCTGATATCCTGATCACGATACAACAAGCGAATAAACGCGCATTATGCCTAGTCAATAACGCTGAATTAGCACGCAGCAATGCCGCCACATTCAAAGAACAAGGCGGAAATCCATCCGTCTATTGTGCGGCATTAGACAGCAAGGACTCATCCGGTCAAATCGTGTTTGGTACGCCTCAATCGGTCTTAAACGGCATAAACAAGCAAACAGAAATAGCGCATATTGCTTTTAATTTAATCGTAGTTGATGAAGCGCACGCGATAAATTACCACAACCATCGCTCCTGCTTTATGCGCATTCTGCGTCATTACAAACAACAATACCCACCCATGAGGCTGTTAGGCGCAACAGGCACAAACTTTCGATTCAAAGGAACCGCAATAGTTGGCGATGATTGCCTGTTCAAGACGCAAGTTGGCAACATTACCACAGAAAAACTAATTGAAGACGGTTATTTGGTGAAGCCCTCATTTGAAGTAGATCCAAACCTCATCATTGACTTTTCAAGCGTCAAAATAAAACAAAACAGCCAATTCGACCAAAAACAACTAACAGCCGTCATCGAAAAAAGCGCCAGACTTACTGAGCTAATTTGCAAACAAGTTGTTCATATCATGGAAACACAAGGGCGATTTGGTTGTTTTTTGTTTGCTACTACCCGAAAACACGCAGAAGAAATTATGTCTCACTTGCCACCAAACCAGTCAGCTTTGATTCTCGGTGATACGCCACAAGACGAACGCACACGCATATTGGACGCTGCAAGAATCGGCGATATACGCTATTTGGTGAACATCAGCATTATCAGTGTAGGTGTTGACGTCCCGGCCTATGACATGATCGCCTATCTGCGTCCAAGTGAATCGTTAGTATTGATTGTACAGACCATGGGGCGAGCGTTGCGATTATCTCCCGACACACTCAAGCGGGAAGCTCTTATTTTAGATTATGCCGGTAACATCGAACGTCATAGCCATTGGGATAACCCTATTCTTTTAGACGCATTAACGCAGACTATAGACAAAGATAAACCAAAAGTCATCATATGCCCCGCTTGTAACGAAATGAACACCGAAACAGCTAGGCGTTGTGTAGGGCGCGTTAATGACCAGCGTTGCGGCTACTATTTTGAATGGAAGGATTGCGCCTCATGTGGCACGCAGAACGATATAGCCAGTCGCCACTGTCGCGCTTGTGACGCCGAGTTAATCGACCCAAATGCCAAACTATCCATGGAGCCGTCAAAAGCCTACACAGACATGTTAAGCGTGTTTGAGGCGCGTTATGGCATATCGGGAACACCTCAATCGTTTCGCATTCATTGCGCGTACTTTTGCAAGGATAATAATGGGAACCAGCACACAGTCTATGAAAATTACACACCATCAAGCGACAAAGCGCGAAACGTGTTTTATGGCCAGTACATCAAGAAACATTGTGAAAAGCCATCAGACTGGTATATGCACATGCGTAATTTAGGAAAGATGCAGGAAATGCTGCAAACGGTTAAAAGTCCTGAAATTTTGTTTGTGAAGCGCAATGAGAATGGATACAAGATAAAATCTAAGCAGTTTCCCCAAGATATTGCAAAATAGCCTCCTTTGCTTCCTCTAGCCCATACACAATAGAACCCTCATACCCTTGTCTTATCATACGGGCAATAAACACCTTTTGTTCCTGCGAGGGCTTGCCGCCATGAGATTTGATTTCCAGCCACAGACCATGCTTGCCATTAACGGGGAGAGCTATAAACAAATCTGCAACGCCTTTTTTGACCCCCATGCGCTTTAATAAGCGACCTTGTTGCTGGGAACACGATCTTTGATTCGCGATGTGCAGGGTATGCTCATAAACCTCTGGATGATGGAATTGCAGCCAGTTGATAAGGTTTATCTGGATAATATCTTCACCACCCATCAAACACCCTTCCGAATCACATCAGCCACATCATGCGCGCGTTTACCCACCTGTTTTGCCCATTTTGAATCTAACGCTTCCATAGCGGCTTTTCGATAGTTTCGAGCTAACAATGCTGTGATCATGTTCTTAAATCCCAGCAACCTTTTAATACCCATGTTAAAACACATGTTTACTAGGGCATCGCGCACGCCAGGCGGCGATAATATATACCATGGGTATATTTCTAGCTCGCGTTTGCATCGCTTAATGTCGTTATCTAGTAGGTAATGTATTTCTTCGAGAGTTAGGCCGTTATCATCAAGGTTACGCCCTATTCCTATAGATGTTTTGCCACTCGTGCATAAATATGGTTTATATCTCACTCCTTCATGCAATATAAGCCAATCCTTTAGGCTCATTTCCATTGTTACCCCCTAAATGAATACCATCCAAACATACGAACCCCAACCCAGAAGCACCATGCTTTTATAGGGTGTGCGCCATCATGGATCATATGATTGTAGAACACATCATCAGCGTATTTGCGCGTAACACTTGGTCTACCTGAATAAAAATAATCATGCAGGATTGACGCGCCTATGGTGTTGAATTCAAGGGGTGAGGTGAATATCCATAATGGGCGTGGTATTGATGCCAAGTCAGTGATAAAAGCCGTAGGAACTTCATATACAACGCGATCAACGTATACCTGATAACCGTCTTCACCAATACCAAAATTTTTCCCGTACAAGGGGTAGATACAGGGAACCCCGACAGGATAAACAGTGTATTTTTCTGCGCACGCAGTCAGGAATAATGATGCTGTCAATAATAAAGCGATTCGTTTCATCATAGTAGCAGCGCCGGAAAGGGGATAAAGGATAATTTCATGGAGTAAACCCACGCTGCTATAAATATATTAGCATTGAATTGCCACGCGTGAAAGCTCTCGGCCTTCTTCTGCTCTGTGCATAGCGTGGCTAGTACGATTATTCTACTGCGGAAGCCTCTATAACTTCAACTTGATCATCTAAACCACAAGCATCCATCATAGCCAACACATGCTCAGCCTCATGTAATCGACCTATGAGCGAATTATGATTAGCAGCACTGTTTTCAGCAGCGGTTTTTAACTCATTTACACGTTGGATCATTTGTTCTTTATTCATCTTACATCCTTAAAGCTGCGCCAGCACAATAAATACTGGCGCGTGATTTTTAACCAATCGTTTCACTGAAACGCAACATGATACCATAAAAGTCATACTCGGAAGCAGCGGCGTTATCAACTGTTACCTCAATGACATATTTGCTATCAGCAGTCACGTCAAATGCAGGAACGTCAACAACAGCATTGGTGACATAAGGGTTTGCTTGAGTCGCAGTAGCCAAGGTTGCTGTGATGGCAATGCTTGTAACACTGACTGCCACGTTATCGGCATAAGCAATCCTGTCTAATGTAACGCTATGAGCATCAAGCGCGTTAGCTGCAATGGCGTATATGACATCAAAGCTATCGAGTCTAAACCCTTTGCTGGCGGCAATGCGAATCGCAGGCGTCACATCGATGGCGATGATAGATGTTTCATCCCCTGGTGTATGGCGTGAAACGTAGTTGCCTTGCGCTATACGGGTGATAGTCCACGTGCCTGTGCCAAATGTTAAAACCTGACTCAAGCCTACAAACTGTTGCTTGGCTAAAATGTTAGCAGCGCCAGTATCCAGTAGGAAATTAGCAGTCGCCGCACCAGGGTCTGGAATTGAGACAACAGACGATTGACCCATGGTACTATTGCGAATAGTCGTGTTAAACGCGCCACCAGCATTTAAGGCTGAGAGAATCAGTGTGCCGTTAGCCGCAGTCGCTGGGAATGATATAAACGTGCCAGCCGTACCGCTTGAGCCTGCAACCACGTTGCCAGCCGTTGCTGTGACGTTTCCTGTAGTGGCTATAATGCCTGTGCCGCCTGTGACTGTTGTTCCTGCGGCTACCGTGGTTCCTGCGATCAAAGCAGCGCCTGTCGCTGTAATGTTACCAGCGTTTGTGACGTTAGCGGCATCGGTGGACAGAGTGCCAGTAGTATTGGTTGCGTGAGCCAGTTGGTTCGCAACGGTAGGTAACACCACCTCACCAGGAGAGCCAGTTGGCACTAAAGACCAGTCATCGCCAGATTTTGACACTTCCAGCCATGCGATTTGCGTGCTAGCGGCCGATGTGCTTGTTTTGGTTGATACCAGCGCCATGTCGGTTTCGCTGAATGATGCGCCATTTTGAACGGCTTTATTCAGGTAGCCAGTGGTCGTTACTTGCGCCAGTGTGTCGTTGGTGTTGATATAGACGACTTGCGGTATGACGCCGGTCAATCCTACTTCACCGATTTTTATGTTTAGAATTGGCATTTCATGTCCTTATTTTGTTTAATCAATCGATTTTTAGGTTAATTTATACAGGCCAAATTATTGCTGGCAATGAAGCTATAAATTGTTCAACCGTGGGTAACGGCGCTTGGTTACCTGAGTAGGTGGCAAGCTGCTCATAAGCATACACCCAAACAGTGTCACGCCACGCAATAAATGTATCAGCCTCAATCTTCCATGTTTCGTTTGTACTGTTGGCATAACTTGCGCAAGAAACAGCACTTTCATATTGCTTCGATCTGGAAATTTGTTCAATCAAATATTGAATAGTCGCTGCAAGGTCTAAAGATAGCGCGTTAATCTCGATGGCTCTTTGATGCTCTAGTCCGTAAGCTAAAAGTTCTGCTTCTGTAGGCTTTGGTTCATCAGGAACCTTCCACGTTTCAATTAATATTTCATCGGATGGCTTTCTGAAAGTGATATTTCCAATCTCGACTTGACCAGGATATTTGTATTGACATATTTGTACAATGTTCATTAACGAACTCTCCTTGCTTTAATCGCACCAGATACAGTTGAAGTGCCACCAGAGAATACACAACTTGCAACTAAATACACCGTCGTCGCTGATGCTATGCTTATTCTAGCTACGCCTGTGGTTAAACGGCGCGCTCCGGTTGCGGCAAATGAACCTAACGAACTGTCCGCAGTGCGAGCCAGACCAACAGATGGTTCCCCTGGCATTGTAGCTGTGGTAAGTGATATTGCCACATTACTATCAGCAACACTGGTTGCTGTGCCACTCATCAATATTTCACCCCAAACATCCCAGTCGCCAGCCGCCAAAGACGTGAGTTCAGTCACATTTGCTGTCGTGCCAGTGGTTAAAGATACTGCGCTAGAAAATGGAATGCTTGCGGTAACATATTGCCCTACAATTCCAGCGTTCGCGTCATCATTAGTTGTTGTGCCTACAATTCCACCCGTAGTAGGACTAAATGTAATGCTAGTACCCGTAGCGGCTCCAATTGTAGGTGTCACTAATGTTGGTGAGGTTTCACCAACAAAAGCTCCTGTGCCTGTAGAACCTGTAAGGGCATTGCCCACTGAATTTACAACAGCCATGATCTCTCCTTATGCGGTCGTTAGAGTAACGCTTGATGTATCCATCATTACCCAAGATGTATCAGCCACATCTGCTACCAGTTCAATAGTTTGTCCGGCCACAGCAGAACTTGTAACCGTACCGCCAGCCGATGTGGTCGAGTTGTTCACGCGAACCGTATCACCTGCTTCGGCCTGTATGATCCATCCACCCGTATTTGCTGTAGAGCCAACCAGTAGCACGCTATCGCCAACCGAATACGTGGCGGGCAGCGTTAATGTGGTTTGACCTGCGTTAAGCGCAATATACATGGTATTGACTGCCGCTGTTTGCGTGGTTCCTGCAATAGTGGCTATCCCGAAACCTCCGCCCGTAGCACTAATTGTGATGGTATTTGATCCATTAGCGATTGAAATACCAGTTCCTGGCGTCAGAGTTGCTGCCGCCGGAACCCCAGCAGTAGAGCCTACAATAAGCTGGCCATCAGCCGCTAGCGCTGTTAAAACGGGCGTGCCAGTCAATCCGGTGGTCAATACCGCCTGATTCGCTGTAGCAAGCCCTGTGACAGTATTGGCCGCAGAACTATAAAGTATTTGGTTTATTGTCGTGACAATAGGCCATGTAGCTGTAGACCAGCCGCCAACCTGACTCGCACCTGACATAAGCATTTGGTTTGCTGTTGAGGTAGATGCCAAGATTTGCAGGGTTGTAGCGTTAGAAAATACTACACCGCCATTGTCAGCGACCAAAGATGCGCTCGTACCGCCTTGCGCAAGTGATACGGGCAATGTCAAAGACTGCGCAGAAAACGCTGCAAAGGTAATGTCAGTAGTGCCAATGGTAAATGGGCCTGCGCCTGTTTCTTGATACAACAAACCAGCATTAACAGTACCTTGGTTTACCAACACAACCCCGTACTGCACAACCTCTGCGGCCTGATCGTAGTCCGTGGCACGAGTTAGAACCCAATTCACCGCACCAGAGCCTACCGTGGTGACCGTGTATATGCCGTTTTGAGCCGCAGTGGCTTGGTTTTTAACTAACACCCTATCACTGACGACCAGCGTTACGCCATCAAGCGTTAAAGCCGCCATAGCGCCCGAATTGGTTAGGGTAGCCCCTACTCCTGACGCGCCATTAGCATATGTGGCTGTTAATGCACCTATAGTGGCTGCAAGAACGGCTGAATAGGTAGTTAAACCTTGAGCCGAAAGATAGAAGTTAAGCTCAGAACTTCGGGTGTA